ATAATTCCACCAGTAGCGTAAGCGCCAATGTCAGCGTTAGCTATGCCGTAAAGGGTGAAAGTAGAGCCAGCCGAGAATGTACCAACGGTATTGGAAACAAGAATTGAAGTAATAGCATTTATATTTCGCCACAATCCAACGGTTGCATCAATTCCGCTTGCTGCGTTATTTCCGCGAGCTAACACCGTCTTGTAAGTTGTTGTGTTGGCGTAATTCTGAATATTCATAATCCAAGTGGAAGGATTGCCAGAAGAAGGCGCTGCATAATAAGTCAAATACATGCTATTATTATTCCCTGTATTATGCTTACTGGTTGCCAAAGAACCATTAGCCGTAAGAATTGTTTGAGAATATAAACCGCTCGTTGTGTCACCATTGAAGTTCAAAGTAAAGTCGGCAGCATTTATTGACTGGTTGTTTGTTGGGCTACATACAATCATCAAATCTGTATAGCCAGTAATACCTGTTAAATCTAAAGTAACAGATGAAGCACTAGAAGCTAAAGTTGTTGACCGTAGCGCCACCATAGTATTAGTTGTCATAATGCCCGCCTACCGTACGCCGTAAAGAGAGAAGTTGGTGTATTGAGAAAATGTGGAAGTTGTTGAACCAATAGTTATGGAGTTAATGGCTGATGTATTCATCCATAATCCAGATGTTAGGTCAATGTACCCAGAGCCGTTAGCGTCATAACCGCCTAATGTTCTAGCAGTTTTGTTTTTATTGGGGCTTGCATAATCAAGAATATCTACTATCGCCGAACCTGCTGTTGTATTATGCAACCAAGCTTGAATATCCCCACCGCTTGTTCCTGCACTAGAGCTTGCGCTACTGCCATCGCCGCGCAATTCGTGGAAAGAGTAGTTGTTGCCTGTATCGCCATTAAAGCGAAGCGTTACCCAACCCAGCGCGCCTGTAACTACGATAGCTCGAATTTGCAAATGCGTATAAGTCTGCGGAATAGCCGAGAAGGTAATAGACGATTGCCCGCCAGCTCCAACCGTCACACTTCCTAGCGCGTCAAATGCACCTGTAGGGCCAGAGTAGAGATGGCCTGAGATTTGAGAGGCGAGGATGCCATTGAGCAGGAATGGTGTTGGCATGATTAGGCAATATCACCAAGAACGGTAAATGTGTTGCTTCCGGTGCAGAGAACAGAAGCCGCCGAGTATTGTGCGCGAAGTTTAGGAGCTGCTGCTGTTGCACCTGTTGAGGTGATGGTTACGCCCGATCCTGCGGCGAAGGTGACCTGTCCTGTGTTGATCTGCTGAACATCAATAACCTGACCAGTTGTAAAAACTGATGGCGGAACGGTGAGAGTAATGCCGCCTGTGTTGGACAAAGTAACAAGCGCGCCGACATCGCCAATCGCCAAAGTGTAAGAAGTACCTGTCTGTGCGTTAAAGGTCAAAGCAGGTGCAGCGCCGAAAGCATAGGCAAGTGAAGTCCACGCAGTTGAGCCATCGCCAATCTTGAACTTCTTGGTGTCAGTCTCATAGCCAATTTCGCCAGCAGCTAGGGTTGGATTGTTAGATGTCCAGTTAGCGGCGGTATCACGGCGTTGTTGTAGGCGTGTTGTCATTTTATTCTCCTAGTTTAGAAACTGACCGTTGAAGCGCCAGCGTCGATTGTATAAGTCCATGACGCTGTTGTGCTTCCCGAAGAAGTTGCGTCATAAATGATGTCTATATTAGGAACCGAGGCTCCGCCGTCAACATATTGAACAAGGAACGTTGCGCCTGAAGCGCCAGTCGGTCCAGTTGGTCCAGGAACTGTTGATGCGGCTCCGGTTGGTCCCGTAGCTCCAGTTGGTCCGGTAGGTCCGACAGATCCTGTTGCACCAGTCGGTCCAGTTGGTCCGGTCGATCCGGTAGGACCGGTGACGTTTGAGGCTGCGCCGGTAGCTCCAGTTGGACCGGTTGGTCCTACTGATCCAGTGGCACCGGTAGGTCCGGTTGGTCCTTGTGATCCTGCCGCACCGGTGGGTCCGGTAGCTCCGATGGCACCTGTCGCACCAGTCGGACCGGTTGCACCTTGTGATCCTGTTGCGCCAGTTGGTCCGGTCGGTCCGGTTGTGCCTTGAATACCCTGGATACCTTGAACGCCCTGTGGACCGGTTGGTCCTACTGATCCGGTAGCACCAGTTGGACCGGTTGCTCCAGTTGGACCTGTGGCTCCGGTTGGACCTGTCACGGTAGAAGCTGCACCAGTTGCGCCGGTGGGACCCGTCGGTCCGGTTGGACCTTGAGCTCCAGTTGGACCAGTTACGGTCGAAGCTGCACCAGTTGCGCCAGTCGGACCGGTTGCGCCGGTAGGACCAGTTGCACCAGCTCCGCCGGTTTGTGCAAAAGTAATTGCGTCGGTTCCGATAATTATATATCCGTTGGTGTATGTTCCAACGTTGTTCTGGATCCAGTTTGTGGCCGCATTAGCAGTTCCTGCAACAATATACAAATAATCGCCATATTCAACTTCGCCCAGGACAGAGTTGTTGTAATCTGTCGAGCGGGTCAAAACATAAGGAGTTCCAGGTCCGCCTTGTTGCGTAACGGTATAGATACCGTTCTGGGTTGCGGTTGTCTGATTCTTGACAAGAATTCGATCGCCAGTGGTGATGTTTACGCCGTCAATGGAACCGCGTCCATTGCTCGTTGCTGTCAACGTTGCGCCAACACCTGTTCCTCCGCCTGCATCAGCTGATCCTGCGGCATAGTTTGCAGAAAGGTTTGCTGTAGTGGCAAGCTTAGCAGAAGCATGCGCGTTAGAGCTAGAAACTGGACCAGTCGGTCCTGTCGCACCAGTTGGACCGGTTGCACCAGTCGCTCCAGCGGTTCCCGTTGCTCCTGTTGGACCTGTAGGACCAGTTGCACCAGTAGCTCCTGCAGATCCTGTTGCACCGGTTGGGCCCGTTGCACCCGCAGATCCTGTCGCGCCGGTAGGTCCGGTTGCACCTGCGGGACCTTGAATACCCTGGACGCCTTGCGGTCCGGTCGCGCCGTTGGTTCCCGCTGATCCTGTTGGACCAGTTGCACCGGTTGGACCTGTAACACCTTGAGGACCGGTAGGACCAGTGACGGTAGAAGCTGCACCAGTTGGTCCGGTAACGCCTTGCGGTCCGGTTGGACCAGTTGGACCGGTTACCCCTTGGGTTCCTTGCGGACCCGTCGGACCAGTCGGCCCGGTTGTGAGGGAGATCGTAGATATAGTGCTGTCAACCGCGTCAAGACGCGCTCTAACTGATGCCTTGGAACCCTTGGGGTTAGTGCCAAGCTCTGTTTCAATCGCGTGAATCGAGTCATTGGCGTTTGCGTGCTCCGTTGCATGAGGGACAGTAGCCGAATCAAGCGTGTCAGTTGCCTGTGGATTGACAAAAGTGTCAATTCCGTTCGGATACTGAGTGCTCATGCATGCTCCTTAGTGGTGAGAGGCATCAGCACAATATGCCAGGGGGTAACACATTGTGCTGATGCTTTAGTTTTCTTGTTTGAGCGCGATCTCGCGGAACGGTTCATGATGCCGTTCGTCAAGCCAGAAATCCTTCTTATGAGCAAGGATTGCGCCCGTGTTGCAGTAAATAGGAATTCCAAGGGACTGAAGTCTCTTGGAGAAGAGTAGATCCTCGCCAAACCAGCGTCCGGCTATAGGTCCGTCAATAAACCATGCCCAGTCTGATCCTTGGTTCTCATTGGATTTCTTCTGGACCTCAACGATGACGCTTCTGTGGATCAGGAGACATCCCGTGCCAATAGCGTCGACCTTAATGACCTCATCCTTGGGATAGTCATCCATAGCGACCAAACCACGGTCTGGCAAATTGTTGTAAATGGTAGGAACCGGACGAAGCATCTCGTTATCATCAAAGAATGCCGCAAAAACCAGAGCTCCGAGAACTGGACGCTCCTTGGTATGCGCTGATTCAATGAGTTTATCGAAGTTGTCCAGCGTCAAACGCTCGTCCGCATCCATCATCAGGAGCCAGTCGGCGTCGGTTTGTTCTAAAAAGTTCTTAATAAGTAAATTTCTTGAGCGCGTAATAAGCCCAGAATTGGACACCTGAATATAGGAATCAAACTTTTCTGGTCTAAATCGCGCAATATGGATCAAGTCGATGGCTAGTTGTGCGTTAATCTTGCCGTCGTTGATGGTTCCGATGCAAACTTTGTCGGTCTTTTTCATTCCCAGGCGCTCCGAGTCTCTCGTACGTACTCGATGGCGGCCGTTTCGATCTCAAATGCGCCGGATTGCTGTTCCAGGATCAAGGCTTCAAGCGCCTCAATTCCCTTTTCTTTCACCAGATCCCGAGCGGTTATCAAACCCTCGAGGAAAATGGAACTTGCCATAAAAACCCCCTAGTAAGTGTGCCGGAGCACTGACTCTACCCGAAGGCAGAGTCAGCACTTCGACTAGAAATTAGTAGCCTGAAGGAGCTACTGCACCGGTACCGGCGACTGTTGTGACAGCCTTAGCATAACGGTGAGCAAGAGCAGCGTATCCGTAGACCTGGAAACGAACGGTGAGGTTCGCTGACAAGACGTCAGGAAGTACGCGTGTCTTAACGCCAGACTCGAACAAGTAAGAATCAGAGAACTTACCGATAAGAACTGGAGCTTGGTTGGTTGATGAGCCGTAGTTCAAA